CAGGTGCAGGTACATTTACAGACTTAACAGCCTCTGGCACAACAACTGTAACTACTGCAGATATAAATGGTGGTAACATTGATGGTACAATTATTGGTGCTTCTAGTGCTGCAGCAGGTAGTTTTACAACTGTATCAACAACTGGACAAGCTACATTAGCAACTGTTGATATTAATGGTGGCGCTATTGATGGTGCTATTATTGGTGCTAGTAGTGCTGCTGCTATAACAGGTACAACAATTACAGGAACAAGTCTTGTAGGTGCAGTTACAGGTAACGTCACAGGAGATCTAACAGGTGATGTCACTGGTGATGTAACAGGCGATCTGACAGGAAACGTAACTGCAGGTTCTGGTTCATCTACATTTAACAACGTAACTGTCAACGGAACTCTAGACGTTACAGGTACAACAATTGCCAACGTCACTGATCCTAGTTCTGCACAAGATGCTGCCACAAAAAATTATGTTGATTCTGAAATATCTAGTTTAGTAGACTCAGCACCTGGAACACTAAACACACTCAACGAACTAGCTGCAGCATTAGGTGATGACGCAAGTTTTAGCACAACTATTACAAATAGTATAGCTACCAAGCTACCACTTGCAGGTGGTACAATGACTGGTGCTATAGCTATGGGTACATCTAAGATTACAGGCTTGGGTGATCCAACAGCTAACCAAGATGCAGCAACCAAGAAGTATACAACAGATACATTCTTACCATTAGCAGGTGGTACTCTTACAGGTGCTATTGACATGGGTAGTGCAAAGATTACTACTACCTACACACCTACTAACAATGCTGATCTCACAACTAAAACATATGTAGATGGTATACTTGGATCAGGTACATCAGCAGCAAGTTCAGCAACTGCAGCCGCTTCAAGTGCAACAGCCGCTGCCTCTAGTGCTACAGCAGCCGCAAGTAGTGCAACAGGAGCAGCTTCTAGTGCAACCTCTGCAGCAGCTAGTTTTGATTCATTTGATGATAGATTTCTTGGAGCTAAGTCATCTGCTCCTAGCACAGACAACGATGGTGATGCTTTAGCTGTTGGAACTCTCTATTTTAATACCACTACAAATTCTATGCAAGTTTTTGGTTCTGGTGGTTTTCAAAATGCAGGTTCATCTGTAAACGGTACATCTTCTCGTAACACTTACACAGCTACTGCAGGTCAAACTACTTTTGCAGCTACATATGATTCAGGTTTTGTAGATGTATACCTAAATGGTGTTAAACTACTTGCAGGTACAGACTTCACTGCTACAAGTGGTACATCAATTGTGTTAGCCTCTGGTGCTGCAGTAAATGACATTGTAGATATTGTAGCTTATGGTACATTTGTACTAGCTGATCACTATGACAAAACAGCATCAGATGCGAGATACTTACAGCTATCTGGTGGTACACTTACTGGTGGACTAACAGGTACAACTGCTACGTTTACTGGTGATCTAACTGTAGATGACATCACAATTAATGGATCAACTATCTCTGATGGTGGTGACCTTACCCTTGATGTAGCTGGTGATCTTATTTTAGATAGTGATGCTCCCAATTGGAGATTTAAAGATAATGGAACTTCTATATTAGAAATAGGAGCAGATTCTCAAAACCCTGTTATTTATGCAGCTGTAGCAGATAAAGATATACAGTTTAAAGGTAACGATGGTGGATCAACTGTAACTGCCCTCACACTAGACATGTCAGCAGCAGGGTCTGCTTATTTCAATAATAAAGTTGGCATTTCCACAAGTTCGCCAACAGGTACGTTGTCCGTATCAGACGCCACATACTTATCAAATTCGTCCACCCTTGGTAGTTCAATTACACTTAACTCCGAAAATACTGCAAGTTGGTCAGGATCAAGAGAGCTTATTTCTTTTGAAAGCGTGGGTAATGGCGCAGATCACAGGACAGGTACTTTATCACTTAAACTTAAAAAGGGTGCGTCTGATTCAACCTTAACTGAGTATATGCAGATTAACGCTGTATCAAACTATACTACGTTTAGCACTGATGGCTCAGAGCGGATGCGGCTTACAGATACTGGATTAGGCATAGGAACAAGTTCGCCTTCCGAAAAACTAGTTCTGGCTAATAGCTCAAACGAAATAAAGTTTGGGCTTGATGGTTCAAGCCACGACATCTTTTCAAACGGAAAGACTTTTAACATAGGTACAACTGACGATACTGTAGTTAGAATGTTTCAAAACAACAGCGAAACCATGCGTCTTAGTGGCGGTAATGTTGGCATTGGTAGTACTCTCACAGATCGTGGGTTACTAAACGTAAACCATGTGAATAATGGTCACTTCTTTGCTGACCCACACATAGCTTTAACTCTTACAAGTGCAACTGACAACGCAAGTTCGGCAGGAATAACCTATGCAACAAGCGATAACGATAACTACGGATATTTCTTAGGTGCGCAAAGAACTAATGGTGGTCTGGGTAACTTTATTTTAAAATGGCACAACAATAGTTCTGGCGGTACGAGAGAAGTATTTAGAGTAGATTCAGACTCTAACTTTCTTGTGGGTTCCACTAATGCTGCCCCTGCATCAAACAACGTTGATGGTGTATCTTTAAGAATAAATAACAGCTCTCAGTTTTCCAGAACAGACGGTGGTGCTGTTATGATAAATCGCAAGACAAGCGATGGTGAGCTTATGAGATTAGCCAAGGATGGTTCTGGTATAGGGGCAATTGGTATTAACGGTGGTGATTTGTATGTAGTTAATCAGCCTTTTGATGGCGCTGGTGCTGGCCTTAGGTATAATTCTGGTTTTCCTAATATACTTCCTTGCAATGGACTAGGCGCAGATAGAGACAATGCCATAGACATGGGCTCATCAGCTGTACGTTTTGACGACATTCATGCCACCAACGGCACTATCCAAACATCTGACCGCAACGAAAAGCAAGACATTGCAGAGCTAACAGACGCAGAGCAAAGGGTAGCAGTCGCTGCCAAAGGCTTGCTGCGTAAGTTCCGTTGGAAGGACAAAGTAGCTGAGAAGGGTGACAAAGCCAGAACACACTTTGGTATCATAGCTCAAGATTTACAGGCTGCATTTGAGGCTGAAGGATTGGACGCAGGGGATTACGCAATGTTTATTTCTACGACTTGGTGGGAAACACAAACAGAGGTTGCGGCTATTGAAGCAGTAGAAGCACAGGATGCAGTGTATAATGAAGATGGTGAGCTTGTCACAGAAGCTGTTGAAGCAGTTGAAGCAAAAGAAGCTTACACACGCATAGATACTTACAATAGTGAAGAAGAAGCCCCAGAGGGTGCTACTGAAAGAACAAGAATGGGCGTAAGATACAGCGAACTTTTAGCCTTTATTATAGCAGCGATATAAAAGGAAGATTGACACATGACAAGAGCAAGAGACTTAGCAGATAGTGCTGACAAGGATATTGCAGGTACACTGACGCTTGATGGGCTGACTGTTGAAGGAAATGTGTCAGTAACTGGTGACATACAAAGTTCCACAGCAGGTGCATCTAACTTCAGAGCAGGTGTAAACGCAGGTAACTCAATAGCTTCTGGCGGTAATTATAATACTGTCGTGGGTGATGAAGCAGGTACTGCTTTGACTACAGGTGATAACAATGTGGCTATTGGTTTTGAAGCTTTAAAGACTGAAGATGCACATGGAGACAATGTTGCAGTAGGGTATCAGGCTTTAAAAACACTTAATGCAGGGGCTGATGGTTTTAATGTTGCTGTAGGTTATCAA